GCTACAGCATCAGGAATGACTTTGATATAGTCTTCAAAGGCTCTTTCAAGTAGTTCAGGTGGTGGCGACCGAGAAACCGTGCTCGTGCCCAATATGACGGAATTTCTGAAATTCTTGTTCATGTCCATCTTTGGAACGCCGTACTTCTTTTCGATCCCAAAGTTATCTAGTGCTGCTTGTATATGAGGATTTGCTTCCATTGTAGTCTTAGATCCGCGACTTCCTCTATCTATGTCAGCAATTGCTGTGAAAAACATTGATGGAGGAAGAAAGTTCCCGACGCTATGTGGATGTAGCACCTCATTTACTCGTTTCTTACTCTTGGTCACAGGATTATCGACGACAAGCGGGGCAGGTTCAGTAGGGGCGACATACATTGGACTCTGTTTTAGGACACTAAGACAATGGTCAAACAAGTCTCTAGTGAGGATACCCGCATGACCAATCTTGGTCTCTCCAGAACCACTCAAATGAAATCCTTCAATTGTCACTCCGAGATGCTCCCGCAGTAGAATGCTCATACACAAACCCTTGCGCGTTGCAAAAGGAAGTTCGTAGCACCATGAATCAAATTGGCCACCTTGGGAGCTCCAAACGCTACCTCTAGTGGCAACAACTTTAGCTTCTTCGAACTCGTGGGGTGAACTGTTGCTGCGCCCAATAAACTCGCCAACGATAGCACTTCCTGAAACAGCAGTATGCACGGGAAGCATGCTTGATATGTTTTTGACTAGTTTTCCGCAGTTGAACAGGACAAGACGTAGGTCAGTGTTTGGAACTTTTGCCGCAGCACTTATGTATCCAGTATGCTTGATCTCATGCTCACCTACATAGCTTGTTATCACAAGACGACCTTTTTCATCATCAGCACCGTTTGGCAACAAAGTCAAATGGTTAGGAATGAGAAACACGTTCGTCTGCAAGAATAAGCCTAGACAGTTAAGAGTATGGGATGGTGAATCGCTTGGATAATACGTTATACTAACCAGGTTGTTCTTGAATACATTTTTTGCTTGCTCGGTGGTCATGGTCTTCGATCTACCGGTGGCTTGTCCGCCCCCAATGGGGGCTTTCTTCCAAGAGTGAAACTCTCCTGGTGTTTGCATTTTTGCTATCACCTTCTTCTCTGCAAGAGAGGGAATGAGGATTGGTTCATCACTGGTTGCCAAGTGCTCAGATGTCGTGACGTTAATATCGACTAGCTTCTGCCAATATGCTTGGAAATCCAACTTCCCACGTGCATTCTTAGGTACGTCGCCAAGATTGTGCGCTTGATACCAGTTGACAAAGTCTAAGGGTTGCGGTGTCATGTCGTAATACGTCTT